TTTCATATCTTCGCTATCTCTAATCTCACTCAGGTGGTTTACGGTGTTTAAGCATTTCACCTCCAGCGCGCCGTTTATCTCTCTTATCCAACCATCGCCCGAACCACCGTAGTTCAATGCTTCAACTTTGATAAAGGTAGTTTCTTCAATAGTCCAGTTGTTTAAACGTGCTAAGTGTTTTTTAGCCAACGGCTCATTGTCTATTCCCCACTGCATCGCTTGAGTAGTAAACACCTCCTCACGAATACCCGTTAAACTTTCGGCAACCTTTTCTAAGATATACGTCTTCGCGCCCTCGCTTAACACTTCACCTTTCAATTTAGGCTTGGTCATTAGTCTGTAAATTTCCGATGAGGTGAATACACCTAAACGGGCAGTGTACCACTCAGGGCTACGCTGTTCCGCTTCTATAATTAATCTTGAGTCCATTGGTTTGTTGGTTTTTGGTTTTGAATTGTTGTAATATCAATAACTTCCTCGCTTGTCATTATACCCATTGACACCTCAGGCGCAAATTGACGAGTAAAGAAAGCAGCCGCTCGGTAGCGCATCATTAACTGAGGCATCGTTTTCCATTTGCTGCCAGCTTTGTCTATCCACTTCTCCGCTGCTGCCATCTCCATAGTAACCCACACACCCTCTAATCTTTCGCCTGTGCTTAGGTCAATCGCAACCCCTCTACATCTACCGCCGTTCTTTTCGTCTTCCTCATAACGTAGTGGAGAAAATTTACGGCAAGCGTTTAAAGTAGCGATTAAGAATTGAGAACTCCATGCTGGCTTACCATGAACTATATATAAGTTCTGCATCACCATTAACTCACTTGCGCCCACTCTACGCGCAACATCTAAGGCGATAAGGCAGTTGCTTATATTCCCCTTGTATTGTGCTGGCACAAGGTCGCTAACGCTTAACGCTTTCGCCACCCTCATTGAATGTTCAAACCCTTCTTTATTACCAAAGGTGCTAAGGTCTGTTTGGTTGCTTTGAATAACGGGAAATTTAATTTCCTCGGTTGCTTCCACTTGTTGTTCTGCCGTTGCTTCTGCTATTGGCTGAACATCTTCGATTGTTGTTTGCTTGTTTTCCATGTTTGTTTGATTTAGTGAATTTTTAATTTGTCTACTTGTTTATTGTAACGCTCTTTAAGTCTTTTAAGCACCATCTGCTGTATTAGTTCCTGATGCTGTACTGACTTTTTGAAACTGTTGTAATTCTTTTGTGCTATTTTGCGCTGCACCCAGCGAATGTTGAAATCTAAATCGCTGATTAAGTCGATTGTTTCATTGATTTTACTTTTTACCATTTGTTTTGCGTTTTGCAATGTTTATATTTTCCTCGCTTGCTTCAATAAAGTTAACTCCATCAATCGTGGTTACAGGCAGCCTCCTTGTTTGTATTAGATAGTAAATTCGCACAGGCGATTGATTAACCAATTTTGCAAAGTTTGCTTGTTTTAATAGTTCTTTTTTTTCCATTTTAGTTTAATTTATTTCTGTGATTTCATAAAAATCGCCAACAAAGATACCTTCTGCAAAGTCGTTTTTTTCAAATTGAATAATTGCTTTTTTAGCATCTTCAATACTATCAAAATAATCAATAAGATTGCCAGCTTCTCTGTCTGTAATCTTGTACTTTTTTTCTGTTGTTTTCATAAAATTTGTTTTAAATTGTTATAGAGCAAATATAGACAAACTTTATTAATTAACAAACAAAATAAATAAAATAAGTTATAAACATTATATTGTTAATAAACTTTATTTATTCTTTTTATTTAATATCCAAAAAACATTTCTATATTTGCTTATAGTTCTTTGAGGGATTGGCACACGAAATCCGAAATTATAGGAAAACAGAACGCGCACCATAGCGGTTTCCTAAAGTAGCAAGTAAAAGAAAACCAACACTCTCGCAGTGTTGTCGCGAATTAGCGATAGTAAAATAGGGGCGGGATTATGCAATGTGAGCAGTAAGCAAGGTCTTCTCGACACAGTAACCAATCTGCACTTTCGTAAGAGATGAGAACAGAGATAGTAGCTTTCACCGAATCTGACACAACGTAGCTGGGATTGATACCATAACCCTCATTGAACTTTTTTTATAAACAAACAAACACAAATAATATGTACGATGTAAATGTATTTTTAGAAAATCGCAGCGAAATTTCTCGCGCTATCGAAAAATTAAATTTTAACTTTGATTCTGTTGGCGATTATGACTTCGATTCTTTTGAAGTAGAATTGACACGCGGAAATATGCAGTTAGTTATTAATGCTACGATTCGCAAAACATTAACTGAGAGTGTATCTGACACTTATGAAGAGCAAGGTTATGATGACTACACAACAGAGTTGGAAGAGGTTACTGAGGCTTTTTACTACACCAGCGAAGCCGACGAAATTGAATGCTCAGAAAGTGAATACAAAGTAATTGAAAACGTAATTAAATCTTTACTATAATGAACGAATACCAATTAAATAGAGCCTACGATAAGTGCATTGCAACTATTGTGAGCTGCAAGACAAAGGCGCAGTTAAGAACTGCTGAGAACATGGCTGATTTGTTTTTTGAGCACCTCGAAAAGCCGACGAGGATTAGGCTGTATCTAAAAACTTTGATTCAAAACCACTCAATTAATTGCTTATAACGTTTTGTGGCTTTGCGTTCGTTGGGGATTTCCAGCACTAAAGCCGATTGATAGTACAAATTTTAATTTAAGCACAAATGATTATAGATAGCACAAAAGCCCCCAATGACGCAAAACCACTGTTACAGGCAGTACGGGTTTTGAACCTATATGCTTGTCTTGGTGGTAATCGTTACAAGTGGGATGAAGTGGCAAATATTGAGGTTACAGCAATAGAACTTGACTCAGAACTGGCACGAATGTATAAAGAGAGATTTCCAAATGATACGGTTATAGTTGCTGATGCTCACGAATATTTGCTTAACAACTATATGAACTTTGATTTTATCTGGAGTTCGCCACCTTGCCCATCACACAGTAGAATAAGATTTGGACAAGCTAATAGTGAAAGAGAAAATTATAACCCAATTTATCCCGATATGACATTGTATCAAGAAATCATTTTTTTAGATAATTACTATAAAGGGAAATATGTAGTTGAAAACGTAATACCATTTTATGAGCCATTGATACCAGCGAAAAAACGAGGTAGGCATTTATACTGGTGCAACTTTAATTTGCCAAATGAATTAAATGGCAGACCACAACCAAAAGGATTTATTGAAACAGGAAGCAAACCTAATGAGATATTTCACGAAATAGATTTGAGTAGTTATAAAGGCGAACAGAGGAAAGATAAAATTGCTTGTAACCTTGTCGATTACGAAGTCGGAAAAACAATATTTGCAACAGCTATGGGTGTAATACTAAAATCAAATGTTAAACAAAATTCTCTATTCGGAGATGGATGGTAGTATTGCCTGTAACATCTCAATATACGCAATGCGTATATCCCAAAAATAAACGAAGTAAAACAAAGTAACATGGCAACGGAAATAACAAGAGTAATACAAAAAGAAGATGGCTTATGGCTATGCTACATAAAGCACAACGGTAATAATTATAGACTTATAACCACCAATAGCAATGCCATTAACAAAGAAAACGGAGAAGGTGATGACAATTTAATCAATGAATTTATGTGGGTTTGCAAAGGGCAAATTGATGAACGAGAAAGTTAAAATATAAACTAAAAAACCAAGTAACATGAAAGACGAAATTAAAAAGAAGATTGAAGAGGAGGCTTTAACATTCTCTAAATCTGAATACGCTGACTCAATTCCTGACGAACTTGTAGACTTATTGAGTTTCAAGAAAGGCGCAGAATACGGCTACTCATTAGCACAACAAAGCTGTGTTTGTAGTTCCATCAATAAAGGATGGGATAACAAAGAAGATGAGCAGTGGGATAGCGTGGGAAGTAAACAACAAAGCGTTAATAGTGAGTTGAAAATAAACAAGGTTTCCCCACGATTGCAAGCGTGAAGAGTAAGAAGGGAATTTACAAGGTGCGTTACAATCGCTTTTTGACTTGTTTTTTAAAACATTAAATTATGAATAGGATAACACCAATTTGCTTAGAATGGACTGCGTGGAATGGATTCACGCTGTCAATATTTGAGGTTGAAACTAATAGAATTGATAACAAGAGCCTATTTTCAATTTACTTTTCACGTAATTTCTTTTACTTTGAGATTGCGTTTAAAACATTTAAAATATTTGACAAAACAGAATAATATGGTAAATAAAACAAAAACAGCAGAGGAAAACTACGCTACTCAGGAAAGGGAAAAGGCGGTCAATGAATTTAAGCAAAGATTAATTAAGGCAATTACATCAGAGGTAAACTTTGACGATGGTTACGATTCAATATTGAGCGTTAAAAATATAATAGAAAAACTTAAATAAAATGGAATTAAATTCAATCGAGGCTATAATAATAGCAATGCAAAGCAGCCAATTTAGTGAGCAAGACAAAAAGGAAATACTAATTGAATACTTTAAGTTAATGGGCTACAATCAGTCCACCAACAATAAAAAAGATTTATGATTTCAGTAAATAGTATTTCGGGAGGAAAAACAAGCGCATTTATGGCTGTTCACTACCCAGCAGATTATGAAGTTTTCTCAGTCGTTAGAATAGAAGATAGGAGATGCACTCCAAAGGATAAAGCGTTGGTGCAAAAGATTAGCGATAAAATAGGAATGGAATTTATAGCTACTGCTGAAAGTGATACTACATTGACCTTAATGTTTGATTTAGAGCAGTTACTTGGCAAAGAGATAATTTGGGTTACTGGCAAAACATTTGAGAAAGTAAATAAACAAGGGACTGGCGGTAAAGGATTACCTAATCAAAGTTGGAGATTTTGCACAACTGAAATGAAGATGAGACCTATTTTTGATTG